TTACAAGAGCTGCGGCTTAAACTTCGGGATAACTGTTTTCTCGGCATAAGGTTGACATGGGAAGCCGCCACTGATGATGGTTGGTTTATGTAATCCTGTTTTTTCATAGAAGTCCTCTCCCGTTAATGTTCGGATATCTCGCCACTTCTGTACGTCAGGCCAGTGCTTCGCCAACACTTTGTGAGGATAATCTGCCCATTCACATTGTCCGACGGTTTCAAATCCCGCCCATTCTGCCGCAATGTCAAGACCACCGATGCCTGTAAAAAGTGATAAATGAGTAAGACTCAACTATTTCACCATCCTATTGCTTATGGATATATTACTTATCTTGGTAAAACCCCATTTTTGCTGAAAAGGGAAAATCGGGGCATATGAATGTTGGGGTCGTGGTAAATTGTACCAATTGTGCTTTCATAGGGCGGGGGGGACAGTATAACGTCTCCATTTTCATCGAAATTGACGCTTTCTGCGGTACTTCGTGTGCCTTGATGCTCTTTTTGATGGCACGCATCGCACAGCAATTCAAGATTGCTCCAATCTAGTGCGATTGATGGATTGGTAATGTTTGCAGGTGTCAGGTATTTCTTGTGGTGAACGATTCGCCCTGCACCGTCGCATCGTTCGCAGATGCCATGCTGTGATAGGAAGTATCCATTGCGGCATTCCCTCCACGCCTTACTTTTGTAAAACCACTGGGCAAACTCTTTTACTGTGACCACCTGCTTCTTGAACGGAAAAGGACACCTGCTGTAAAAAGCAGATGCCCTTTTTAAGTTCCATCGGAACCGTTTCATATTTTCTATGCTACTATAATACCACAGGTGAATCGGACAAAGTGGGACAACTTTATCAGATTTTCATTATTTCGTCTTCGCCAAAGACAACTCCAAGACTGCTTCCACAGTCCCAGTTCACATGGGCCGTACCGATATCATCTACTGAGGAAATTGTGCCAGTTGCACCGGAAGTGAGTTTCGTGTAAGGGTCGTCCATGCACACCAAGCGTACTCTTGTGCCAGGTGTGTAAAATGCTTTGAGTTCCTTTAACATATCAGGGTGTATCATCATTCGGAATCAGCCTCCTTATTTGGTGTGCCATTTTTGAAAGCGCTGTTGCCTGAAAGCGGTGCAAGTAGGATTTTGCGTTCTTCCTTGTAGTCACTGCCGATGAAACCGAGCCTCAGAAGAAAACAGCGCATGGAATATTTTTCATTGACTATGGTTTTGGATGAAAGGCTTACCCGATGTTGTGTTTTTGCCATTTCACATAAAGTGTATACGAGGTGAGTGTAGGCTTTAACTTCTACGGGAGAAGCATCAGAGGAAAACCAAGGAAAGCGGATAGTATTTTCAGTCTGTTCGATAAACAGGTTGTCCGTGCCAAGTGCCTTTTTTAGAATACCACCCTTCCTTTCAACTATCCGTTGGAGGTTAAGAAGCGATGTCTCCGAAAATCCTTCTTTTGGTATTTCAATTGTGAGTGTCTCGTGCTGTACTTCAGAATGGAAGCCCCTGTTATTAAGTTCTGCAAGCAAATTGTTCGCCACCTCGCTATTTTGATTATCAAAAGTGAGCGTGCCGTTTTTGTCCACCACAAAACCACTAATGTCAAAAGCGAAGGAAGGAGCACCTTTGTAAATGGGTTTGACATCCAGTATTTCGCCGACAGCCTTTACAAGTGCTTTTCGGTCTTCGCCTGTGCGATTGAATTTAATTTCCATTATGTTTACCACCCTTCATTTCGGTAGTCACATATTCGCTCTAAAGCTGTAAAATAGCAAGTTGTATTTTTGTGATATCACAGTCAAAAGAAATGCCCTCGAAAGATTACTCTTCCGAAGGCTAACCATTCTGTATTTTTTCTATGCTACTATAATATCACAGGTGAATCGGACAAAGCGGGACAACTTTAATTATTTTTCAAGAATCGACCTCCTTGCTGTTGTTGACCGCCGCACGAAGAATGTTTATGTCAAAGTTTGCTGTTTTGTAGCCCTCCAGAATAACGCTATAATAGTAGCAACTCGGCGTTCCCATTGAGCGACCTTCATTCATGATGTAAATCATCCCAGTGATTGTCTTTCCTGCGAGTTGTACCTTGACTTTTTCCTTACGGTAAAAAAACGGAAAACCTTCGTATCGGTCAAGTTCCGCCTCGTCAGTTGGACTTATCTCCCATATAAGTACGGGAACATTGCCATCATTCATCGGTTCCACAGTTGCCACAGCACTTTCATGCGCGCCCCTAAAAAGCAGGAAGTAGTTTTCCAGTATAGATTTATCAACAACCTTCGCATCAGGACATCTCATTGCCATCTGTTTTAGATTGAGATTACTGCCATAGGCGAGGTAGAATTTTTCATTCATTTCGTTTCCTCCTTCTATTTTGACAAGACTTCTGTCGGATTATGCGGCCGTCCGAAATCGCCATGCCGCCGACCCGTCAAGGTGGCAGGTCAAATGCTCGCGGCAGCTTGCAAATTCCTCGCCGATGAATCCGATGCGATTGAGGTAGGTGCGCATTGCGAACTTTTCGTTCTCAGCCTGATTTTTCTTGGAGCTTGCACATTTCTGAGTTAGTGCTTGGTGATTGAGGGCAAGTGCAAGAACTATGTAGCTTCTTATTTTACCTGCGTGAAGTTCACTGTTGAATCCCCTAAGTTCAACCGTGTGGTTGCCTGTAAAAAAGCTATGAAGGTTTAAAAAGTGGTAACGACTGCTGTGGTAGTGACTTCCTCGGCTTTCGTTGTAACCCTCGTACCAAATATTCTCGATTTCACGCATGGTCTTTGGTTTTTTTGCATTCATTCGTTCGACCAGTAGGCTATCCATTTTCTTGCAGTAAGCCATTCTTTCCGCAGGAATTTGGAGTGCCTTATAGAAAAGGTCGTTCTTGCTGGCGATGATATTAATGAAGTTGCGAATACTTTGCGGCGTATGGGCTACTCCGTCAAGGTGAATATGTATCCCGCAGCTTGCTGAAGCAAACCCTCCTGCTTTACGGAGTTTTCTGACCAATTCCTGCAAAGTTTCTATGTCTTCGCGATAAGAAAGGATTGGGCTGACCAGCTCAACGCTGTAATCTCGATTAGCACTTGTGATTCGGCCGTTAACATTTTTCTGGCATGTGATACTAGCGTCGCTCATAAACTTCCAAATGCGGCCATCTGGTGCGGTGACCATCTTTGTATCGTAATAGTCGTAGCTCTCGCTGATTGTTCCGTTCAGAAAATCAGCGGTGACATTGGCAGCCTGCGCCCTCGTGATGCCTGTAAACTCAATTTCTATACCAAATTTCGTTGTAAACATTGTATTTTAGCCCCTTTCAAGCGGTGTGTTTTTCCTTTTGGTAGTTACATATTCGCTCTTTTGGGGGTATATATCAAGTCAATTCTGAAGTATAAACCGACATATAGTACACAAACTTTAATCGATTTTTTTTGTATTAATTTCTAAGGCACAGGCATAAAAAACGGCAATCCACGATTTTTTGTGGATTGCCGTTTTTTCTATGCTACTATAATATCACAGGTGAATCGGACAAAGCGGGACAACTTTAGTTATTTTTCAAAAATCGATAAAGTTTTTTCCTAAGGCTGTCGGCGTTATTATTCCCACCAATGTGGCACTCGATTTGAGACCAGCCAAGTCCGCTAACAAACCGATACATGATAATCTGTCTGACCAATGGATCATCAACACTATTTATATAGCGGTTTAAGCGATTCAGTTCATAAAAGCACTTTTTAAGGTTGAGTTCCAGCAGTTCCTTTAAATCAGCGATTTCAGCGGCGTATTTGCCCGTCTTGTCGGAGATTCCATTTACATGCGGCATTCCAGTGATGGATTGTGTAGTTGAGGTCGCCACCGACTCGATTTCAGCAATCCTTTTTTTCAGCTGCTCAATTTCACGGTTGAGATAGTACAGCTGAGAAAGTTCCTGTTTTGTCATTGGGTTGACCCTCCAATCCTTGCCTTTACCGCCTCAATTAAGGCATCCTGCATGTTGCCTTTTTTATTCAGCACCTTAAGAATATCTTCGTCAATCGTGTCTTTCGCAAGTATGTGATGAATGACGACCGTTTCTTTCTGCCCTTGCCGCCATAGACGGGCATTGGTTTGCTGGTAAAATTCCAAACTCCATGTAAGTCCGAACCATATAAGGGTCGAGCCTCCTGCTTGCAGATTGAGTCCATGCCCAGCGGAAGCGGGATGAATCAAGGCGACAGGAATTTTTCCGTTATTCCAGTTTTCAATATCCGAAGATGTATTAAGCCTCACTGCCTTCGGAAATCTTTCCATAATCCTCTGCATATCGTGTCTGAACCAATAGGCAATCATCACAGGCTTGCCGTTGGCAGCTTCAATCAAATCCTCCAATGCATCAAGTTTCTGGTCATGGATTTGCTGAACACCGCCAGTTTCATTGTAGACAGCGCCGTTTGCCATTTGCAATAGCTTATTTGTCAGTCCAACCGCACTTTTAGCATCTACATCTCCGTCTACAAATGGCAGTATAAGATCATTTTTGAGCCTCTCATATTGTGAACGCTCAGTTTCTGACATATGGACAGTCACATTGTTGAAAATACACTCTGGCATTTCAAGGTAATCAACGCTCTTCATACTGATGCAGATATCTGAAATCTTCTCGTAGATGGCCTTTTCAGAATCCTCTCGTGGCTTGTATGAAAAGATGGTGGTTTGGTTTCGTTTGTCGGGCAAAAAGTAAGTATCTCGAAACTTGCCAATAAACCGCCCAAGCCTATGCCCCATATCAAGAATGCCGATTTCCGCCCATAAATCCATAAGACCGTTTGGTGAAGGAGTACCAGTGAGACCGACAATCCTCTTCACATAGGGTCTTGCTTTTTTGAGATATTTGAAGCGCTGGGAAGCATAAGACTTAAAAGATGACAGCTCATCAATGACCACCATATCATAATCAAAAGGAACACCGCTGTCTGCAATCAGCCATTTCACATTTTCTCGGTTAATTATATAAATATCGGCTTTCTGTTTCAATGCATCCCTGCGCTGCTTTTCAGAGCCGATAACGGTGGAATACCAAAGTAGCTTTAAGTGATCCCACTTTGCAATTTCAGCAGGCCATGTATCACGGGCAACACGAAGTGGAGCAATAACTAGCACTTTTTGGATTTCAAAACTGTCAAACAACAGGTCATTGATAGCGGTTAACGTGATGACGCTTTTGCCAAGACCCATATCAAGGAATATTCCCGCTGCGAGATGTTCAAGAATAAAATTAGTGGCAAAACCTTGGTAATCATGTGGATTGTATTTCATCGAGTATCCCTCCAATCTGCTCTAATCCGTCTATGCAGTATACCAAAAAGCCTAACGCTTCCAGTTGAGTTTTTCTCTTAACCTGAAGCGGTCTCATTTTTTTACCCGGCGCTTTCAACTCAACAAAAGCCAATTTACCGTTTGGAAGAAGAATTAAACGGTCTGGCACTCCATCGAAACCCGGACTTGTAAGTTTTAATGCAAGACCTCCCATGCTATTTACAGTAGCTGTCAGTTTCTTCTCTATATATTTTTCACTCAAGAGTACCTCCAGTCAGTGCTTTGTGACATTAAGCCTTAAAAGTCCTATTGCGCGCGTATTACATATATGTGCTGTAATAAATATAGTATCTATACCTATTATTTTTAATATATTTTCTTGTCACAATAGTCACAACGCACGAAACATCATTATTTCAAAGGGTTGACACCCGTGATATAAAAAGTGATAAAACGCTTTTTTTGTCTTTTCATCACGGGCATCTGATGAGATTGGCTCTAAATCCGTGACACGGAATCTTCCTTGTCCATAGTGTTCGTCACATAAACCCATTGCTGACCGTAAAGCGGAATCCGCATTCTCTTTATAAGGCCACTCCATCCGTCAATACGCGCCATAATTGATGATATATCGTTTGAATCCATGCGTTTGAAACTCGCCTGGTCTTTCTCAAAGCACTCGCACCATATTTCCATATTGGAAATTGATGTACGGTTTACAGTGCCTTTAAGCTGGCTTTCACCAAACTCGCTACCGCTTAGAAAATTACGTCTTTGGTATAGGTCAAGCTTCACCCAATTATCTGGTAGCAGAGTTTCAAGGTAATCTCGCACTAAACCTTCACGCTCGTCTGACTCCAACGCTTCCCGCTGTTCGTTCTTTGCGAGATTTTCAATACCGACGTCAAGGTACAGATTTTCTCCAGCTTTTGCATAGGTTAGAGTTTCAGACCAAATCTGGAGAACATCAGTCTGGGTAATCTGCCATGATTGTTTTGAACCGTTTCCCGGCGTTTTTACCGGCCAGAAGCGGCGGTTGCCTGTGGTGTCACGGAGGTAGCCCTTTTCGGCGTTTGTCGTGCCAAAGAATATGCACTGCCGCATATGAGGTGTTGCCCTCTTGCCAAAGCTGGCTCGGTATATATCATTCTGTCGAGAAAGAAAGCTGCGGAGGGTTTCAACTTCTGCTTTTTTAAGTCCTGCAAGCTCGCCAATTTCCAAAATCCAATATCCCTGTAGTTTCTCAGCAGCGGTCTTATCCTTGGTGTCTGAAAGGCTCAGACTGTCGGAAAACCACTCGCCGCCAAGCCTTGCAATGAGAGTGCTTTTACCCACACCCTGTGGACCGTTAAGTACAAGTATGGAATCAAACTTGATGCCGGGGTTCAGCACGCGGGTTACTGCAGCACACAGGGTTTTCCTCGTAACAGAACGCACATAGGCATTGTCGTCGGCTCTGAGATAATCAATGAGAAGCGTATCCACACGAGGTATCCCGTCCCACTCTGGTAAGGCTTCAAGGAACTCACGGATGGGGTGATAGGAGCGGTCGTCGGTAACTTTTGCGACTGCGATATCATAATTTCGAGCAGAAAATGTTCCATACTTTCGGTCGACGTAGCTGATAAGCTGTGCATCATCTGCGTCTCGCCAGAACTTGGCGGGATGCGTCCACGGCACGTTTTCTTTGATTTCCATGCCGTCCGAAAGTTGGTTAAACACAATAGTTTTAAGGTTCTCGTCGTTTTCAAGAATGAGTATAAGGTTGTGGAGCGTGTTTTTTACCGTTCCACTCTTATCAAGGTCAAGATGTTTTTGCCAATCATCCTCGTCGGTAAACTCCAATTCAGCCTGTACTTTGCGCTCCTCCGCGTAAATGGCTTTGACGCATTCATCCTTTATGGCAAGTTCCGTCATCGCCTTGAAAGATGGTAGTTTACCGGGTGGTGTGTCCTCGGGACATTTGTCGTCAAGGTCGCGGAAGCGGTGGATGCGAACGATGTCAAAGGAGTTCAGAAGCCTTCCGCAAGCGGGGTCGGTGGCATGATGGCTGTATGCAAACTTTCCGTCATATACAACCACACCTGCACTGCTGTCTGCGGGAATGTAGTCAAAGCGTCCGTTCATTGCACTTTGCGCATATATTGTTGGGAGAAATGTCTCAAAGGCTTCCTCAATGGAATATGCTCTGCAGAAAACTCCAACCACTCCTTCTTTGGTCAGAGGATCAGCCTGCTGCGAGATGCTTTTTCGCATGACCTCCGATTGCCGTGAGGAAACTGGCCATGTGTAGGTATCCCGCCAATCTGCATATTTGGAAAGGTACACATCTGGGTCGAGCAGGTCGCCATCTTTCTCATGAAATTGGAACTCGCCGTTTGCGGGAGTAGAGGGCCAGTACATCAAACGGCAGGCTTCATAGGTTGTGTCATCAAATAGGTTGATGCCGATTTCTTTTGCCACCATGCGCCCCAAAGCAGGGTATTCGTCCTCGCTTACTTCACGGGAAAGTGGAATAACTAACCGAAGTCTAGGTGCTTCAGGCATATGCTTGTGCGTGGAGTAGACACAGCACTTGAAGCTATATAGCATGATAATCTCATCCCATATGTCCGTTGTCGCATAATCCATATCCAGTGTCAGAATTGAACGACATAAGACATTGCCATTACGACGTCTGCCCTCCCTGAGATACCCACCGACGAATCCGCCCACATCCTTTATCCCGTCCTGCTGACCTTTTTTCAATTTACGGTATTCTTCAACCGTCTCTGTCGTTCGGATAGTCACGCTGACGCGGTTGCAGAAGTCCTCCCATGAAACATCTTGGTTTTTCCACTTCTTATCCATGCGGCTGTTGCCAACGGCTATTTTCATATTGCTTCAACCTCCCTCAAAAAATCAGCGATACTTTCACACCAGCGAATACAGTAGTCACTGTGACCGTGGCGTTCGTACGGATATTCCTCGCCGTGCTTTTTGCCCGCTTCCGTCAGATGCCATTGTTTCCCGAATTTAACTTGTAGCCCCTCCGATTCCAGCAGCTTGTTTGTGTCTTGCGCCGACAAACCGATAAGCGCTCCGAGATTTGTTGCATTCAGGTGCGGTACCAGCTTTTCGTCCGTCCTTGCGGGGAGTGCGAGTTTCCAGTGCGTGTAATCCTCGCCAGTCAGTTTTTCGGCGTCGGCTATCGCCTTGGCGACGGCTATGCCTAGAGGCACGCCAGTGATCATGGAAAAATCACGAGCCATATTGAGACGCTGACGAAAGATAATATCCACGGGCTTGGAGCGAGGAGCGCGGGATTTCTTGGCTGTGTAACCGCCCGTCTTGCGGATGGACGGTAGAACTTCGTGGGTTATCCAGCGTTTGAACTCTTTTGCTTCCGGCTTTTCAGAGCGGAAAATAACGTTGTAAAGACCGCTTTCATTTATGACATACATTTCTCGATACTGACCACCTGACATGAGTTTGATTCGTGTCAGCTCATCCTCATCCAAACGCTCTGCTACTTTGTTGGTGTCTGACAAACCCAACGCAACACATACATCTTTAAGAACCCACCAAGGCAATTTGTCTTTCCAGATTATACGAACATCATTTGACTCATAAGTAAAAATCTGTAATTCATTCATATTGTTTTAATCTCCTCACATTTGTCGTTAAAATATCGTATCGGGATGTTACGCTGTTTGGCTTTTTCTATTTCGAGCGCCATGCCATTTGAAATTCTAGAACCAAATACCCAAATCTCATAACACTTGCATAAAAAAACCATGCCGAAGGATAAACCAAGCTCTCGCTGCGTCTTGTCGTCATCGTCCAAAAACTGCGGGAAGAGAAGATGTGGTGCAAAAGGAATGGTATTCTTGTTCACAGCGAAACGGCAGTAGCCTTGAGCGCGGCGGATATTGCTCTCAACTTCCCCAGCAAATGGGGAACAGATGAACACCATCGGTTTGAAAGGTTGCTTCTCAGTTTTGGATTCAATTTTCTTAATTGCCGCATATGCTGTGGGGTCAAAGTATCCCTCAGCATTAAATTTGCTAACTCCCATAATAGCGCCTCCGTTCAATCTTTTTTATAAAACTCACAGACGTAACCGTCTGCTCTTAAAAGTAAACCATCCGCCCATTTTGGCGTTTGTCCCATAATTTCGCACATTTTTTCTAAATCAGAGGAATTATCACATTCGGATATAATTTCATCGTGAACATGTAGTACAATTTGAAATTCAGCAGCGGTAAGCCTTTGCATAGCTTCAGCCAATAAATCCCTTGCTATGGCTTGCACAATGTTTTCGACAAACTTGGGGCCGTAGCTTTCAATCCTCTGCCACTTTTTTGATTCACCAACGCCTTCATATGTAACACCCTCACGGTCAAAGCGGTTGAGTTCTATTTTGGGTTTTACATAAGAGAGCCTCCTGCCAGAGGGAAGACTTATAAACAGCAATCCACTTTCGTAAGAAAAGAGCAATCTGCCCAGTTTCACTTGAGTTTTGTCTTTTACTGCGATAAAAGCTGCTTTATCAACATCCCACCACAGCTTTACGATATTGGGGTTTGCATTGCGCCATGCTTTTACAAGTGGCAGCAGTTCTTCCTCTTTTACTCCCATTGATAAAGCACCCATAGCTGTCAAGGCTCCAACCGAGCCGCCATAACCAAGTGCGAGTTCTGATACCTTACCTTTTTGTCTGAGTGGACTGCCCTTGGTGATTTCCTCAATCGGCACATGAAACATCTGACTTGCAGAAGCTTCATAAATTTTGCCGTGTGTCGCAAAAACCTTATTGCGCCAAGTTTCACCTGCAAGCCAAGAGATAACCCTTGCTTCTATGGCTGAAAAGTCCGCTACCAGAAAGCAATGGTTGTCTTTTGGGATAAAAGCTGTGCGGATTAATTCAGAGAGAACCATTGGAACGGAATCATAAAGCAGTTCTATGGTATCGAAATTTCCACTTTTCACAAGTTCCCGTGCTTGCATTAAGTCTGTCATATGGTTTTGAGGAAGATTTTGCACCTGAATTAATCTTCCAGAGTATCTACCTGTTCGATTTGCTCCATAAAACTGAATCAATCCTCTTGCTCTGCCATCTTTACAAACGGCATGTTGCATGGCCGCATACTTTTTTACACTGGATTTGGCAAGCACCTTTCTCAACTGAAGCGCTTGTTCCACCTTACCGTCAGCATCTTCCAGCATTTCAATTACGTGAGCTTTGCTGAGTGATTCCACTTTCATGCCGTTATCTTCCAACCAACCTTTTAATTGCTGTGTGGAATTGGGATTATCAAGACCAGTCAAATCACGAGCTTTTTCAATATGAGTGTATCGAAACTGCTCATTACATCGAATGGCTTGCTCCACCAAAGGCATATCTAAGCGGATACCACGGTCATTTATTTGCTGGTCTAAAATATAGTGCTGCCATTCGCTTTCTGGCACAGGATATTTTAACAATTTATCTTTTATGGCTCTCTCCACATCAACATCCCGAGCGTTATATTCCTTAAACAGCGACCATTTGTCTGGAGCATGGCATGGCAGGTTTCGTAAACGTTCACCATTTGTTTGAGTAGGCTTGGATGGAATACAGAAATATCGAATTAACTCTTTACCTTCTTTGAGTTTCTGCTTTTCAAGTCCGAGCACAGCACCAACACCATCAAGAGATAGCGGAAGCCCTAAATATGCAGACCAAACCATTGTGCATCGCCATGAATTCGAGGACAGGCGTTTCCCAAAATGCCTAGATAAGCAAACTCGCTCGAACTGAGCGTTAAATGCCCATTTGATAACACTTACGTCAAATATTGCCGAAATAATCTCTAATGGCAGTTTTTCACCGCTCGCCAAATCTATAACTTTGGTTTCTCCGTCATCTGCTGCATAGCCAAAGAGCAGAATTTCAAAATCTGGTGCCTCAGCATATTTGTAAATTCCACATTTAGAAAGGTCAATAGATGAAAATGTTTCAAGATCGATACTAAGATTTTTCAAATGCCCTCCTTAACAGTTGGGTGGCGGTAACAATTCCACCGACACCCATATTGCAAACAGACAGTTACGCAAGGAAGTCATCATCAACGGCACTTGTAAAATCTGACTCGGCACTACTTCTGCCACCGAGAGGTTCGCCATCCTTTACCTTTTGCACGTTTCCAAGACCACAAGCTATCCCTTTGTTGCCATTGCTGTTAAATGCATAAAAGGTAAGCGATACTCTTGCATAGCAACCACTGTAAACCTCAGTCTTATCCAATATTGGATTTAGACTTTTATCCACAATCTGTGGAGCGGTCTTTGAGTTTGCATTCACGAAATATGCATCCTCGTATGCCTCATCATCACGCTCGACATCTCCATCACGCATCGGAAGTTTGAGGGATGCCTTGCTTGGAACTTTACCGCCGAATTTTCCAGCGCTTTCCTTTATTGCAGTGTCAATGGCTGAGGTGATAGCACCGATGGTTTTGGTATCACTTTTTGGTATGATAACGCTTACAGAATATTTTGACTCACCGCCGTTAATAGACTTTGGTTCCCACAGACTTGCGTATGAAAGCCTTACAACACCTGTAATTACCTTGGTAGAAACATTAATATTCATTTATATATCCTCCTTAAAATCATCATGTACATTTGAAATAGTGACAGGCGGGCGCTTGTCCGTATCTGGAACAAGGGTTAGCTTACCCGGTGGCTTGGTGATCAGGACGCCAAGTATCTCTATAAACTTCTTCTTTCCGAGCAGTGCTTCCATTTCGGTGAGTGTGATAAGGCTTTGCTTGTAGATGTCCGTATAACCTGCAGCCTTAGCAGCATTGGCTACGGCGGATTCGTCGGTGTACTTTCTGACTGACCGACCCTCAACTATCTTGTAACCTACCCACTGCTTTCCATGGTTTATAGCGGAATCGGCGGCGTAGGACAGAATTTCGTCCGCCCATTTGGAGATGTCATTAAGCTTTGAGAGGATTTCCTCTATTTCATCGTCCGACAATAGCGGTGGGAGTGCAAACTCATAAGCTGCGAGTTGCAATTTGGCTTCGGCACGGGCGCGGCACTTTACTGCTGCTTTGCAGAAGTGACACCACTCGCCGGGGCAGTACTCACCTTCGCCTTTGTAGGCAAGTGCGGCATGCGGAATCAGGAATTCTTCAGCCCAATCTTTGATGTCAGGCACGGAGATTGTCCATGTACTGACGTTTTCCCTGCGTGGTTGGTAAATGGTCATGGAAACCTCGTCGATGTCATACAGATTGCTGAAAAGCTCTAATGCACCGAGGGCATATAACTTCATCTGAGGATTGTCGCTGGCATTTACCAACATGCCCTGACCGTATTTGAAGTCTATTACATGTAATATGCCGTCGCCTACAATGATGGCGTCACCGGTTCCGAAGCCCTCCGGTACATAACAGGAAAAATCCAGATGCTGCTCAATGAGCACAATTGGGTCTTTGCACCGCTGCTTTGCTACGGTGAGAGTCTCCATGACGAAAGACACATAATCGTCCGTATATACGTCCATTTCATCACAATCGAAACGGGAGACAGGTTTCTTTGATCGAAACTTCAGCGCCCGCTTGAGTTTGTGTTCACACAGCGCATGAGCAGCTGTGCCTTCAGCAGCGGCTTCACTTTCACTATCTGCAAAGGACTGCTCCAACCTTGCCGACGGGCTGCAATTGAGCCAGCGATGGGAGCCGGAAGCCGAGAGAACTGCGTGTGCCATTACAATTCCTCCGTAGCTTTAAGCAGGTCAGGGTACTTGTTCTGGTCAATTTCGCTAAGTTTCTCCGCACCGAACTGCTGAAGCAGGGCACGAACCTCGGCTGTTTTTCCGGTTCGGCTCTTGTCAGCAAGTACCGCACGAACTTGTTCAAGGGTAATGTCTGGTTTGACTGGTTTATTCGGTGACGGTTCTGACGGCTGTGTACCTTCCATTTCCGATTCGTTCATCCCGCTGGTCTCCACTAGCATCTGCATGTTATCTGCCAGACTACGCAGATCAGATATTACATCCAGCAGATATTTGAATTTACTCAT